GCCAGCGCGTGGCTGGAAAGCTCAATGCAGTACTTGACCGCAGCCGGGCCGGAGAACCCGAGTGCGATCAAGCTTTCAATGTGTTCTGCATCTCTCATCCGAGGGCCAACGAAGTCGGCATCCTGCCGGATGGCCGGTCGAATGATAGCAGTCATGCCTTAGCGGCTCCTGTTGTGGTAGGTGATCTCAACCTCAGCGGACTGGAAGGTCGAGGCTACGTGTGTGTCATTGACAAGGGTGACCTTGGCCACCTCTGCCTCTCCACCAATGGAGAAGGAGTAATCCCCAGTGCCGTAGCTGGGCTGCCCTAGGATCAAGCTGGAGAGACCGAGCGTCTTGCCGGTGAACTCAGCCAGCTTGGCAGGCACCACCTCTTCAACCAAAGGACTGTCCCCATAGGGAGCGACCTCGGTCTTGAAGTATGCACTTTGGGTGAACCTTACGGTCATCGATCGGAGGATCGTGCGGCCAGTCAGGATGGCACCACTGTCTGTGGTAGCGAACTGTGGACTGAACGTGTAACGGAAGGTGTACGCTAGGCCGAACCAAGTGGGCTTACCTGATTGATCCCCAGGGACGGACACCTGGCCCGCAGCGGGGAAGGTATACTGGCTGGGATCAAAGAGAGCTTCCTTGATGCTGTAGGTGGAACCCCGCACTGCGCGTACGGCGCTGGTGGGGAACTGGTAGGGGAGGACAAAGACGGTGCGGTTCAGCACCGAGTTATAGCTACCCGTCACCTGGCACAGCCGATCGAGGTAGACCGGGTTGTCCAGCCCTGAGGCAGTCACACGGAACTCGAGATTGATCCGCTCGAGGTACACCCCGTCGGATCGTTGGTTGAGTAGGTAGACATAGCTGTCCAGACACACGACAGACAGGATGGTGTTCGAAGAGTCGAACTCCCAGTATCCCCAGTTGGACTGAGCCTTCTGTTGTGCATCACCCCAAGTGAACTTGTAGGTATAGAGACGGTTGGGTCGCGTAGCGGAGAGAACGAAGAGAGCCTCGTTGGTTGCATCAGCGGCTAACTTAGTGACATCCTTAGGGACGTACCTAGGGCAGTGCGCGGTGATGTCCGCTGCTTCCGATTGAGCGCCATCTGAGGCGGACCGGCTGAAGTATTCATAGACACGGGAGTATCCTGAGCCATTGGCACAGAAGTAGACATCCCGTCCGATGGCAACCGGCTTGGCCGTCACGTTGGTGCGGTAAGCAGTGACAGGCGTGAGGGTCACGCTGTCCGGGGTTAGACCATCTGCGCTCCAGCTGAGTACGAACTGGTTCTGATCAGAGAAGAGCATCACCGTGTCAGCGAAGGGGATCGCATGGTACAGCTCAGAGACTTGCGCCCCGGTGACCGCAACGTCGATCGTATCACTGGCCACGTAGGCAGTCACAGTGTTGCGCCAGAAGTTGCCGAAGTCACTCGCGCAGGAGAGGACCACGTTCTCCCCAATGAGGAGGCCAAGGCGGTTCTGCACGAAGAAGAGGTCACGGATCTTACGGCCCACGAAGGTAGGCAGTGGGTTGCTGTTCTCATCACCAACAGACCGTTCGGCCCATGAGAAGGGCGCAAAGGTGAACGTACCGTCTCCCTCACGCACAAGGGCGTGGGGCATGGTGTTGAAGTTGAGGCGATTGACTAGGCCAGGCTGGCGATACTCTTCCCATACACCACCCACGCGCTTGACGTAGAAGGCATTGAAGTTGTTATCGCCCGAGCCAGTGATCTTGTAGATCTGGCCAACGGTTGCAGTATCGGGGAGATCCTCAAACCGCTGCTTCTCACCGGCATAGGTTTCACCAGCGGTGGTCGCAAAGTCATACTGATAGACATCGCCAGGTTCCGTGTAGGTTGCCCCATCGGCAACAAGACCACGGTTGAGCCAGCGTAGATCGGTGTAGGTGTAGGTGGTGCCAGTAGCTTCCATCGCACAGGTGACCGTGCGGTTGACCACAAAGGTGTAATCAGCGACTGTCACAAGGCCGAAGTCAGTGACCGCGTTGGTGCAGTCCAGATAGCCTTTCCCCTTGGGGAAGTTGACCGTCTTCTCTACGCCAGTCGTATGGTCATAGACCTTGAGATCACCATCGGTGACCACAACGATGTACCTCTCGGAGGTATCTCGGTTGATGTGGTGGATAGCTGCGGAGCCGAAGGTTGAATTGCTCACCTTGGCCAGGTGTTCGGAGGGAGGGCGTTTAGACAGCCCGTCCGCGATGGTGGCCCATGCGTTGATTTGCTCCTCACACTGCAGTGCGGTACGCATCGTCGCGCTTTGCTGGGACACACCATCGTAGAGACCCGCAAGGGCCTTACGAAAGAGGGACATTAGTAACGGCGTAGCCTGTATCTGTTGCGGGAGATGATAGTACCACCCGCTGTGAGGATGTTGTTGTCCTGCTGCAGTAGCTCCGTCTTACGGAATGAGGCGTAGGCCATGCCTACCTCTTGCTCAAACAGACTGTTCAACATGGGGGACCCAACGACTGACGCTTGGAAGCGCAGCTTTGCCAACGCAACGATGTAGCGGCGGGCATGCTGGGGGAGGGATTCGAAGGGGAGGAGTTTGACGACCGAGACCTCAACGGGGTCTTCAAAGGTCGGACGCTGGTTCACCGTATCGTACAGCTTTCGGGTGGAATCCGAGGGGTCAACCCAGGGGATCACCTCGATGGAAGGATCGGTTGCGTCTACGCTGATTGCGTCACTGGCCACCGCGATCTCGTCATTGACGTCGGGGGTGGCGGTCTCAACAAAGGTGTTGAAGGAATGGCCGTCGGTCTGGACCTCACGGCTGATAGCATCGAGGATCGTCGACGCGACAGAGACGTCACGGATACCCGCTACTGCCAAGGTGTTGACCGGGGCTTGGCCAATGGCCAGAAGCATTTCATTGACTGCTTCAAGTTTCGACATGGCGGACATGCGAGAAGTCTCTCCAAGAAAAAATGGGGGACCATCAATATAGACAGTCCCCCACGGGGATTAGGCGGTCTTCAGCTCAACCGCGCACTTGTTGCGCAGCGGGCCGTGGCCAACCAGGTACTTGCCGAGCATGAGCGTACCCTGACGGCGGATGTCGTATTCCGACTCCATCTGGACGTCAGCCAGCTGCAGCGTAGCGGCAGCCATCGGGGTCCACACGGCACCAACGGTGTTTGCCATGTTGATGCGGTAAGCCGACGGGATCGCCGTGTTCGACGTGTCGTTGACGCCGAACGGGAAAGCGTTGGACTTGCAGATCTGGATGTCATCGACCGTGCTGAGGACAGTGCGGGCAAGGCTACCACCGTCGCCGGTGTCCTTGTTCAGCGCGGTGTCGCTGCGGGCCATGATGTACCACTGAGCGGGCTTGAACGCTGCGTACACCGGCGTGGTGTCGACAGGTACGTTCTTCTCTTCCATTGCCTGCTTCGCCTGCGTGATGCCAGCGAACAGTGCGCTTGAAGTGGTGGCGAAGTTAGCGTTGGTGAGAGCAGCACCGCCGCCGTCGCCGGGGAACAGTTCTGCGCCACGAGCGGCACGGATGAGGTTGCGACAGACGTTCTTGTCGTATGCCAGAGCCAGAGCCTGACCCATCTGATCCGAGTAGATCGAACGCACATCGTAGTGGTTCTGCAGTTCGTCGATGTTGGCAACGAACACGTCCGAGATCAGGACATCATCGATGATGATGGTGATTTCGTTGTGACGGACCGACTGACCGACGATCTCAGCACCCGGGGTGTGGTACTGGGTGCCGACCTGGAAGGTTGCCGGGAAGCGGGCCGAGCGGCCATTCTGGATCTGACGAACCTGGTGCTTGTCCTTGAGGACTACAGCGGTTTCATATGCAGTAAGAACCTCGCCGCCGAAGACGTCGAGAAAGAGAGCTTCGACATCACCAGCCAGATTGACCTGACCGAGACGCGAGGGAGTGGCGTTTGCCATTTCGTATTACCTTATAGAGAGTAACCCCCCGGTGTTGGGCAAGCTTGCGCTCTAGGCCTGGGGGGTGTTGTTGAGAGGTGTTGTAGGGGGGTTTAGTAGGCGGTGCCGAGGGGGCCGAGTGTACCGGCCTTGCGACTGCGCATGATCTTCTGCTCGACATTGCCACGGAAGGCGGGGTCAGCTTTGTAGCGAGGATCGCGCATGTCTTGGGTCATCTCGCTCGTCGAGCGATAGACGTCACCATCAGTTGCACCACGCTGCGCCGAAGCGGCAGCACTGGGTGCCTCACTGCCATTCGCGGCGGTGAAGCGGGAGTATAGCCCTTGGATGGCCAAGGACGATGTCTTGGGGTTTGTGACAGCTTCATTGAACGCCTCGACGTCAGCATCAGGGAGACCCTTTGCCCACGTCATCATGGCATTCCAGTTGTCTTCACCACCAACAAGGCCCTGCGCTTCCGAGACGGCTTGGGCTTGCATGGCTTTGAGGCCAGCAACGTAGCTATCAAGGAACTCGCGGGGGATACCCTTCGAGACAAACCCTTCGATCGTCTCGTCGGTCAACTCACCAGAGCTTGCAAACTCTTCGGAGGCTCGGTCGAACAGCTCAGCAGGGATGACCGCAGGGGTCTCAGCCGGGGCTTCCTCGGGGGCAGCTTCGGGGGCAGCTTCCTCTTCACCCTTCTCAATGGTGAGCGGGTTGGCGGGAGGTGTAGCTGCTTCCTCTTCTACTGCGGGTTCTTCCGCAGCAGGCTGTTCGGGTGTACTTTCGGGGGTATTAGCTTCGATATACCGAGCGGCCATAGCGGCGTCATACTCGGGAGTACCGGGAGCCGGTGCCGGGGGAGTTTCCCCCTCGACAGCCGTGGGGTCGTTCACGCCGGTAGACATTACGCGTAAGTCTCCAGCACAGCGCCATCAGCGAAGACGCGGCGTGAGCCGATCGGCACACCATCGTCAGTCGTCTTGCCAACAACAACTTCATCGCTTTCAATAGCGAGGGGGTTGATGGCCTTGAGGCGCTTCTCTTCGAGCTGCATCTCGATCAGGAGATCGGCTGCAGTCTTACCTGCCTTTTCAGGGGCGGGTGCTTTGGCTTCTGCCATTGTTTATTCCTCTTTGAACGCTGCCTTGGCCATCTCGTTGGCGAAGCCTGGGGCAGCTTGTTGCATTGATTGAGCCATTTGCGCTTGTTCGCGGTTGGCTTGGACGACCTCATCGGACAGGAGGATTTCCTCCAGATCCTCGACACCGTATCCAGTACCAAGTCGGGTCATCACCGCGTTGGTATCGATACGCTCAAGCGCCGTCTCACCCAGTAGCTGAACAGAATCGGCGATGAACGCACGGATACGGTTGTTGCTATGAGCACGGCCAAGAGCATCGAAGCCGGTGACGACTACGGGCTTAACGGCATTCTTAGGTAGGGGCTTGATGTCACCCTCACGCTGCATCACGTAGAGCAGGCGCTTGGTAAAGGGCAGCTGGAACTCAGCAGCCATGACAGTATAGACGCCGCCAAGGGCATCCTCTAGTTCCTGAGCTACCTGCCGGATCTCCTCCGCAGTCACGCGCTCGGCGTTGCGGATAGTACCGGTGGATAGCAGGAAGGCTTCCGAGATGCGGCGCTCAAGGCGCTGCATAACTGCATCAACAACCTGGAAGTCGGCATACTTCTCCAGCTGCAGGACATCGATGTCGTCCTTGCTGCCTTGCACGAAGTCACCAGTCTTGGCTTTCTGCAGTTCGCGGATGTCGGTCTGGCTTGATGGCTTATCAAGGAAGATAACCTTGGCCGCCACTTCGGCGAACTCAAAGACTGCCTTGGATAGACCCTCGAATGACATAAGGTCACCCAAGTTCTCCATCGCGTGGCCATCACCATAGTGCCGACCGGGCCGCGCCTTCCAGCGTGACACGATCCAAGGGGAGATATCCTCAGGGACATCGCTCTTGGTGCCGATGATGTTGTCATTCAGCTCTTGCCACCAGATTACCTTATCGGCTTCCCAAGTGACGACCGTGTAGAGGTCCATCATGTGGTCATGGCGGAGCTTGCCTGCATCGAGCTTGGCTTGTGCAAGCATCTCAGGCTCAAGCGTAGTGGGATAGATCGTCTCCTTGATGATGACCTCAACGGGATCACCAGCTGGGTTCCGGCGGCACACGAACTGGTGGACACCGAAGACTTGAGGAGAGGACTTAAGGGGCATGTGGAAGACAGCATTGCCTCCGACCACTAGGTTGATGAAGAACTGCCAGATGGCAGAACGCATCGACTCAGCGCGGAGTGCGGCCTTCGTCTCGATCTTAGCGAGACCATTGCGGACAGCGTTGATCGCCGCAGGCTGTTGGCCTTCGGTGACCTTCTCGTCCATGAAGTAGCGAAAGAAGGGGGATCCCGGGGGGAACAACGCAAGCATCAGTTTGCTTGTCAGGTTGTTGGCACCTCTGGCTCCGA